ATGAAACCCACGCATCAGACGAGTTCCAAAATGCGCCCCTTGTTCCCGGCGAAGGCGTATTGGCAGCAAATGGAATTTATGCCTACATGAGCGGCATTGACGGGGCGCAGATTTACTATGGCTAAGAGCGCAGCATGGACCCGCAAAGAAGGCAAGAATCCCAAAGGTGGTCTGAACGCCAAGGGCCGCGCCTCTGCGAAGGCCCAAGGGATGAACCTAAAACCTCCGCAACCAGAGGGCGGGTCAAGGCGCGACTCTTTCTGCGCGAGGATGAGTGGTATGAAGAAGAAGCTCACCTCAGCCAAGACCGCGAAAGACCCAAACTCCCGGATTAACAAATCCCTGAGGGCATGGAATTGCTGAGTTATGGACCTGCCAATCTGGAACACTCTGCTGTCGTTCGCCTCGGCGTTGCTGCTGTTTTGGGTGAAGGTGTCGCACGACGAAGTAAAGCGTCTGTCGATCCTTCTGAGCAAGACACGTGAAGAAAACGTTGAGAAGTTTGTCGCCAAGATGGACATGCACAACGACATGAACCGGGTGATTCAGCGGCTTGATCGGCTTGATGCCAAGCTTGACGAGTTCATGAAGGAGCAGCGAAGTGCCCTCAGTTAGCGGGAAACAGCACAATTTAATGGCGATGGTCGCCAATGATCCTGCCGCCGCCAAGCGGGTAGGTATCCCTCAGTCTGTCGGCAAGGAATTCTTGAAGGCAGACAAAGGGAAGAGCTTTGGCACCAAGACGCGAGCTGACTCGCAACGTATCAACAAGCCTAAGACCGAACACGGCTCGCAGGCTCTTTTTTCTAAAGGTGGCGATATGAAAGAATCCAAGAAGATGATCGGTCAAGAGCTGGCCTTCATGAAAAAGAAGGGCGCTCCCAAGTCCATGATCAATCACGAGATGGGCGAGGCTGGCATGAAGAAGATGGCCAAGGGCGGCATGACCAAGATGGGCGCAGTCAAGACCGCAGCTCCCAGCCGCGATGGTGTTGCCGCCAAAGGCAAGACCCAAGGCAAGATGGTCAAGATGAAATACGGCGGCAAGGCCTGCTAAGGAGTCATCATGGACATGCTGGAAAAGAAACCCGCCGTTAAAGACGGCACGTATGACGTGGGTTCGGGTACGCCTCCTCCGCAAGACATCGATGGTGGCTCGGTCAAGCCGGCTCCCAAGGCGTCTAAGCCTAAGAAGATGGCTGCCGGTGGCTCTGCCTCCGCTCGCGCAGATGGTATTGCCCAGCGAGGCAAGACTCGCGGCAAGATTTGCTAAGGAGCCAACATGGCAAAGAGAGAACGAAATCTAGCGGGTCTTGCAGCTCTTGGCGCTCTGGGCATGTACATGGCCCGTGGCGACAAGAAAACCGCCGCAGAGGCAGCAGCCACTCCCGTCCAAGAGCGCGGCACTATGCCGAGCGCTCTTATTGAAGATGACCGGGAAAGTCAGCGTGGTGAATTCAACCCTGCTGGTTTAAAGCGCAACACAGAAACCGGGGAAATGTACGACCCCTCGGGAGAGGTTCTTGGTGGTGGCTTTACCAAAAGACAGCGTCCGGTTGTTGCTACGCCGGGTGGCAGTGTGCAGTCTGCGCGCTCTAAGGCCAAACCTTATGCCAGAGAAGAATTCCTGACGGACTTGACGAGAGAAATGGCTCGTGGAGTTCGTGGGCGGATTCCTATTGTTGGCACCCAAAACCCACAGCGCGGGCCTTCTTTTGAAGAGATCAGACAGAAAAATGAGCAAGATCGCATAGATGCGCTCAGAGCTTCTGGCGGCATGCGAGCCAAAGGTGGCGCTATCAAGATGGCGTCTGGCGGCTCTGTCAATAGCGCATCTCGCCGTGGTGATGGCATTGCTCAACGCGGCAAGACCAAAGGGCGGATGCGCTAAGGATTAATCATGGACGACGCCCCCCGCATGAAGTCGGTCAAGAAGATGTATGAGGACATGACGACCGCGCCTGCGCGACCGTCTTTGGCTCATAACACCAAAGCCATGAACATGGCTGACAAGATGTTTGCATCGCCCAAGGCCAAGAAAATGGCTAAAGGTGGCGTCACCCGTGCAGATGGGTGCATCACCAAGGGCCATACACGGGGGAAAATGGTATGAGAGCCAGCCGTGGAATGGGGGCCATTAACCCCAGCAAGATGCCCAAGAAGAAGGTTATCCACCGCACGGATGACCCGAACACTGTGGATATGTACGCAGAGGGTGGCTCCACGGTCAATAAAGCTGGCAATTACACCAAGCCCGGTATGCGCAAGTCGTTGTTTGAATCCATCAAGGCCCGTGCAGTGCAAGGTACTGCTGCTGGTCAGTGGAGCGCCCGTAAGGCGCAGCTTCTTGCTAAACAATACAAATCCAAAGGCGGCGGGTATCGTGACTAAAGCCCCGCAGCAATCGCTCAAGGACTGGACCGCTCAAAAGTGGAGGACTAAAAGTGGAAAACGCTCTTCTGACACGGGTGAAAGATACCTTCCGGAGTCTGCGATCAAAGCTCTCAGCCCTGCTGAGTACGCTGCGACAACGCGTGCGAAACGCGCTGGCAAGAAAGCCGGAAAACAATTCGTGAAGCAGCCTCCCAAGGTTGCAACAAAAACCGCGAGGTTTAGATAATGGCTACCACATCCGGCGTCAGCAGCTTTAACCTCGACCTCTCCGAGATCGTCGAAGAGGCGTTTGAACGTGCTGGTAGTGAGCTGCGCACGGGTTATGACCTAAAGACGGCCCGCCGGTCCTTGAACCTGCTGTTCGCAGACTGGGCAAACCGTGGCATCAACATGTGGACGTTCGAGCAGGGGACGATTAACCTTGTCCAAGGCCAGAACACCTATCCGCTGCCCAATGACACGGTTGACCTGCTTGAGCATGTAATCCGTACCGGGGCTGGTAACGTTGCCACGCAGGCTGACCTGACCATCACCCGTATTAGTATTTCTACCTATGCCACGCTGCCTAACAAGTTGCAGCAGGCTCGTCCTATCCAGATCTGGGTACAGCGATACAACGGGCAGATCACCCCCACGGGGCTGTCTATCTCTGGCGGCACCCTGTCTTCGAGCAATACGACCGTTACCCTTGATTCCACCGTGGGCCTGCCGGCTACCGGCTTCATCAAGGTGGATAGCGAGATCATTGGCTACGGGGCGATCAGCGGCAACACCCTGACGAGCTGCTCCCGGGGGCAGGACAATACGACGGCAGCCAGCCACACCAACGGCACAGCGGTGTATTGGGCGCAGGTTCCTGCTGTGACCGTCTGGCCTACCCCGGACGGCTCCCAGTCCTACCAGCTCGTGTACTGGCGTCTGCGCCGCACACAGGACGCTGGCGGCGGTGTAAACGTGGCAGATGTGCCATTCCGTTTCCTGCCCTGTCTGGTAGCAGGCCTGTCCTACTACTTGGCTATGAAGCTGCCCAACGCCGGCGACCGGCTCATGACGCTCAAGGCTCAGTACGATGAGGCATGGCAGCTTGCGGCAGATGAAGACCGCGAGAAGGCGGCTGTGCGGTTTGTGCCGCGTAAAGCATATATTGGTGGCACCTAACTGTGTCTAACAGGTTTGCATCAGGCAAGAACGCCGTCGCCATGTGCGATAGGTGTGGCTTTAGATTTAAGCTAAAAATACTAAAGACGCTGGTAGTCAAGACAAAGAACATCAACATGTTGGTTTGTCCTGAGTGCTGGGAGCCTGATCAGCCTCAGTTGCAACTGGGTATGTACCCGGTTGATGATCCGCAGGGCCTGAGAAACCCCCGCCCGGACAGCACCTACCGTATTGCAGGCGTGAACACGGAGGGGTATCAGACGGGTGGTAGCAGGATTATTCAATGGGGCTGGAATCCGGTGGGCGGTAGCCGCTTTTTTGATGCTGCACTGACACCGAATAACTTGGTTTTATCTGTGCAATTGGGTACAGTATCGGTATCCACGACGTAAGGAGTGAACATGGACGCGAAGAAAGCTGTGCGCAAGCACGAACAAAACATGCACCCGGGTCAAAAGCCCACCAAGCTGCGTGCTGGCGGCAAGACCAACAGCGACATGCTCAAGATGGGCCGTGGCATGGCTAAGGTTGCTAACCAAAAAGCCCCGACCCGCACGGTCCGTGGCACGGGGATTTAAACATGAAGTACCGTAACCCCACCTACAAGCCGATGGAACCTGCTGGCACGATGCCTGTCAAGGAAGCACTGAAGCAAAACCAGTCGCTGGCTAACCATCGAAGCAATCCGTATCCAGAAACCAAAACCTCGGGCATTAAAATCCGTGGTACTGGCGCGGCTACCAAAGGTTTGATGGCTCGCGGCCCGATGGCGTGACATGAACTACACCCAGTTGACCGCTGCGATCTGCGATTACACGCAGAACTTTGAGACTGACTTTGTTGCGAACATTCCGGTGTTCGTGCAGCAGGCCGAGCAGCGCATCTACAACACGGTGCAGTTCCCCTCTTTGCGCAAGAACGTCACGGGTTCCGCGTCTGCTAACAACAAGTACCTGTCGTGTCCTACTGACTTCCTGTCGGTATATTCGATGGCAGTCGTAACAGGCGTTACGGGCGGGAACATCAACACCGGGACATATGAATACCTGTTGAACAAGGATGTGAACTTCATCCGGCAGGCATACCCATCGCCTAATGACACGGGCACGCCCAAGTACTACGCGCTGTTTGGCCCCACGGTAGCTGGTGCAACGATCTCTGACGAGCTGTCGTTCATTCTTGGACCTACGCCTGATGCAGCATACGATGTCGAGCTGCACTATTACTACTACCCGGAGTCAATCTCGGTGGCTGCGGACGGTCAGACTTGGCTTGGCGATAACTTTGAGACTGTGCTGCTATACGGTTCTTTGGTAGAGGCATATACCTTCATGAAGGGCGAGGCAGACATGCTTGCTCTGTACGAGACGAAGTACAAAGAAGCTCTGGCTCTGGCACAGCGTCTTGGTGATGGTCTGGAGCGCAGCGATGCGTACCGCAGCGGGCAGTTCCGTCTTGCTCCGTTGCCGCAGAATAACGGGGTCCGGTAATGGCGTTTACAGGCAATTACTCCTGCAATACGCTGCGATCTGGTCTTGTCAACGGCACGATCAACTTTGCCTCGGACACGTTTTATCTAGCGCTGTACACCAACTTGGCTACGCTGGATCAGACTACCACTGCTTACACCACGACGGGTGAGGCGACGGGCGGCAATTATGTTGCAGGCGGCAATGTTGTGACGGCCACGATTGCCAATGAGCCAAATAACGCTGGTGGCAGCACGACGTACATTAACTTCTCGTCTCCCGCATGGACTGGTGCGATCACGGCGCGTGGCGCGTTGATCTACACCCCCGGCGATAACGGGGCTGTCTGCGTTCTGGACTTCGGTTCCGACAAGACCTCAACCACTTCATTCACTGTGCAGATGCCCGCTAACACCAGCACCTCTGCTCTCATCCGCCTTGTTTAAGGATCAATCATGCAAAAAGAACTCTCTAACTTTGGTGACCATGCAGAGGTGACCATGCAGTCCAACGTTGTTGGGGCTGAGTCTGTTGGCATTGAAGGCGTCTACCACGTCGTCTGCCGTGACGTTGATGGCAACATCAAGTGGCAAGACGAATTTCCCAACTTGGTTAACGCCGTGGGCAAAGAACTGATGCTGGACACCCTGTTGTCTGGCTCCAGCTACACCACCGTCGGCCCGTTCCTCGGGTTGATCTCTGGTGCCAGCCCGACCTTCGCCGCTGCGGACACCATGACTTCGCATGCCGGTTGGACTGAGTTCATTGCTTACACGGTGGGCGGCTCGGCTGTGCGTGGTACGGCATCGTTTAGCTCTGCGACTTCTTCGGGTACTACCCCGACCAACGTGACGACCAAGACCGCTTCGGCTATCACCTACACCATCACGGGTGCAGGCGGCACGGTGGGTGGCTGCTTCTTGGTGACCGGCTCTGGCGCATCTTCGACGCTGAACAACACCTCGGGTACGCTGTACAGCGCAGGCGCGTTCTCCACGGCCAAGATCACCACCGCAGGCGACACCGTTAGCGTTACCTACAGCACCACGGCTACGTCTTAAACAAGGGGTCTTAAATGGCTCTGGTTCTTGCAAACCGTGTCCAAGAATCGGCCACGGCGAATACGACTGTAAGTTTCACGCTGACCGGCGCGGTTGCGGGCTTTCAGACGTTTGCCGTTATCGGCGACACCAACACCACCTACTACTCGGCCACGGATACGACGGGTAACTGGGAGGTTGGTCTTGGCACGTACTCCACGACCGGCCCCACGCTGACTAGAACGACCGTCTACGCCTCCAGTAATACGGGCAGCGCGGTCACTTTTTCTGGCACCGTCAGCGTCTTCGTCACCTACCCGTCGGGCCGGTCGGTCAATCTGGACGGCAGTGGCAACGTCTCTGCGCTGGGGACTGTGGCCTCTGGTACGTGGCAGGGATCGACCATTGCTGTGGCGTATGGCGGCACGGGGGTTACGACCTCTTCCGGTGCCAGCTCGGTGGTGCTGCGTGATTCTGACCAGAACATCACGGTCAACCGGGTTAACCAAGCCAACACCAACACCACTGCGGCGGCTGGGACAACGATTCTGACAACGGCTTCCAGCTACATCCAAACTCTTGTTGGGACGGGTGGGCAGACTTACGCGCTTCCAGATGCCACCACGCTGACAACGGGCGTGGCGTTTGTGTTCAACAACCTCGCCACTGGCAACCTGACGATTACGGACTACGCCACTGCCACGATTGCTACCATTCCCTCGGGCGGTGCAGGTGCGGTGTTTTTAACGGCCAACGCCACGGTTGGCGGAACTTGGGACCTTCACGCTTATCTGCCAGAGGGCGTGACGTTTGGCACCAACGCGTTTAATCTTGGCTCTGCGGTTATCTCTGGTGGCACTTGGCAGGGCGGCACCATCCAGCCAGCTTACGGCGGTACCGGGCTGACCACCTTTGCCGGGGCCAACAACGCGCTGTTCTCCACGGGGTCCACAACCCTGACTGCCGGAACTTTGCCTGCTGAAGCAGGCGGTACGGGCTTGACCTCCCCCGGCACGGTGGGTAATTTTCTGACATCCACAGGGACTGGGTGGGCATCAACGGCCTCGTCATTTGCAACATCTGACCAAGCCCTCTTTCTAGCAACAATGATGGGTTGATATGCCAACTTACGCAAACACCTCTTATGTGGCAAAAAACGTCGGCACATCGGCGTCTACGCTTACAACCGTCTCCAGCGGGACTATCGCCATTACCAGCTTGGTGGTATCGAACACGATTACATCGCCAATCACAACCGATGTGTACTTCACCCGCTCTGCCACGGACTACTACTTGGTCAAGGCGGCCACGATCCCTGTCGGCGGTTCGCTGGAGGTGATTGGCGGCAACCGGGTGGTGCTGATTGCTTCTGATGCCCTGAAGGTATTGAC